AAGTCAGATAAGTATCTGAAGAATCGTCGTAAGGCTATCTCAAAGAATATCAAAAAAGGCAAGAATGAAGACGAAGTAAAAGTCAATCCAAAGATGAGCAGCAAAGACAACGCTAATGATCAAATGGAATCACGTTGGCCGATCCTTGCTCGCATTATGGAGAAGATGTCACACACAGCTGGTGCCACTAAACCAGAAACTGCTAAAGATAAACTTAAAGGCAAGGGTGCGGAAGACATGGCTGCTGATCTCAAGATGGATAATCCTGAGATGGGTGGTGATGAAGGCGCTGCAGCTAAAACAAATGTGGATGCTGTCGCTAAGAGTACAAAGAAATCTCCAATGAGACCAGGCGACAACGCTAAAGGAGACACAAGCGTAGTGCCATCTGCAACACCAGTCAAATCATAAACATAGGAAAATTATTATGGCTATATCAGGACCAAAAGGATCATCTCCAACACACCGTGGTTGGGTGAGTGCAGGAGGAGAGTTGCTAAAGGCTCAGAAGATTGGGAAAGCTGCTATTACAGAATGGCATATGCTCAACGGCTCTGGAGGTGCAACTGAAGAACAAGTTCAGGATATGATTACTGAAGGCAAGATTCAAGCAGCTATTAGAGATGCTGAGTTTCACGATGCTTTAAGAAAAGTTGAAGCCGAAACTGATGACATTGTAAAAGACTTCAATGAAGATGGTACAATTGATGAGCTCGAATCCATGACTAAGAAAGAATTGGAAGCCCATGGACGAACATTGGGTGTTGAACTTGATAGACGAAAATCAAAGGCAAAAATGATTGAACAGCTTAAGAGTGAACTCTCCGCTTAAGAATTGTTATGTGATAGATAACTTCTTACCAGACCCAGATAGTGTAAGAACCCATATAATAAATTTTACAAAAGAAAACAAATACATCGGTCAGGGTGCACACAGCAACCCTGACCATGACTTCTCTGCGCAGTATCACGGGCGCAGGTGGAAGGAAGTCGACCACTCTCTTTCACAATATATTGAAGATACAGTTTCAAATGTATTGGAACAAAAGGTTGTTATGGGAGGATACAATTCTCTCTCAAAATATATCCATTACAATCTAATAACCGAATACGAAGGTGTCCTGCAGAGGATACACCTCGATAAGTGGTGGACTGGCATCTTATATCTAAGTGATGGTCCTATAGATTGTGGAACAATTCTCTACAAAAAGAATAAAGATGTGCACGTAGAGCCCCATCTTCTCAAGTTAGATTCAAAAGGACACTCAAGTTTAATTTTCTCTTGCCCTGATCATGACTTTTGGAGTATGGTATATGAATCAGAGTATAGATATAACAGTATGTTTTTATTTAAGGCTGATGAATACTATCATGTTGGAAACCATGGCTTTGGAAATACAAACGACAACTGCAGAATTACAATACCGTGTTTCTTTGAACCACATAAATAGGTGCATGAATGGATAACATTTTTAATGTGTTAACAGAGGAAAACCTTGTACTATTTGCTGCAAAGCATTACTACAATCCTCGATGCACACACGTCGATGACTTTTACGATGATTTGAAAAGATTTAAGTATATAAAAAGACTGATAAATAGATATCAAGAGACTGGAAAGATTTCAGAGCGATTGGTCTTAAATCATGTCATAGTTGCTTTTAATGTATTTGGTATTAAGCCAGGTTTAAAGATACTTGAATTAAAACTGTCAGGAGAACAATGGCCGATGATAAAGCCTTTCCTACAGTTTTTAAATTATTTAGAAGATGGTCAATACAGCGACATAAAAGAGGATCCTTATGTGGTTGAAGTTTTAGGAAAGATCTGATGGGAATTGTAAAAAGAGCTGCTGATCTTGCATTCACGTTTCGCTTCTTGCGTATGCTAGTAATGAAGTGGGAGAATTGGGATGCATACAAGCTCGGTATCATTGATGACTCTGGCAAACGAGTAAAAACTGTTGCTGTGGATGATGATGAGAAGAAGTCGGCCTGGACTCCATTCATTCGAATGGCAGCCAACATAAAAAGACTTGTTGGTCAAAACAAGTTTACGTCACTTGCATCTGCTCTGTATCTTATAAAAGAATCTCAAGGTCTCACTGATAAACAGTTTAATAGACTAATTAAAGAAGTCGACATGGACACTGCTTTGATTGAGAATAATACATGGTTTATCTTAGAAGACCAGCAACTTGCTCCTGGGGTCTATAGACTGAAAGAGGGCAAGGTGATTGAGCCTATGTTTGACGAAATTGTTTACCATGCAGATAGAATAAGAGTTTCTGACGATAGTTTTCCTGTTGGTGATGTTCATGGAGTTAACATCTACGAGGCTGTTCATATGAGAACCAAAGCCAAGGTGTATATCACGGCAGGAGAAATCTTTAGATGAACGAGAACTTTAAAGATGGCAAGAATCCTCAGGACAAGGGAGATAGTGCCCGCCATGGAATTCCAAAGAAGGCTTCAATTGCTCAGCTGAAGAAGATTAGATCATCTGACTCCTCCAGCAAAAGAAAAAAACAACTAGCGCATTGGCAGATAAACATGAGACAAGGCAAATCAAAGAACGAAGAAATGACTGTTGCAGCTGATGCTGGGATTCCAGCTGATACAGCTAATATGGGTCCAAGATTCAAGACTTATCGTGTACTAGATAAAAGACGTAAGAAGAAACAACCTAAAGTATTGAAAAGGTTTAAGGAATTTAAGTAATATAATGAAACTGTTTGTTAATGGTTGTTCCCATACTGATGGGACTAAACTCTCCACGCCTAAAGATTTAACATGGCCATCTTTATTTAAACAACAAGGCTATGAAGTTTGTGATGAATCCAGAGCAGGATGTAGTAACGCTCGTATAAAAAGATCAACAATGGAGAGTGTTCTTAGACACGATATGCTGGATATTGATCTTGCTATTATTCAGTTTACCGATGCCACTAGGTTGGAAGTACCAAAAGGAGGCTCTGGTCTTTCTCCATATTGCAATCCCCATCCAGAATATGAACAGATTATACCAAAGGTACATAATGTCTTTGGCCAGGGATATGAAGATCTTGCTCACAATAAATTTCACACTCCATTCTGCCAAGAGCACTTTAGATTTCCAAAGCAGAGAGCTTTGATGGATTTCACTTTATTGACTGATATAATATCTCTTCAGTCATTCTTTAGAGACTTAAACATCGACTATATCCTTATGCTTTGGTGGCCATGGCATGATAAGAACTTTTGGCAAAATCCAGGTGCTATGCGGATGTGGCAAGCTATAGACACATCCCGTATAATAAACGCAGATGAAAAGTCACTGTGGCACATGGATAAGGTATTGAAAGATCGAGGATTTAAAATGTCAATGAAAAAACATGAAGACGGACTACCTGATTACCACTTCCTGCCAGATGCTCATCAGTGGATGGCAGAAGCAGTAGAAAACTTTATGAACAATGGTGAAAAAGTAAAGTTCCTAAATACAGACAACGGGTTTGATTCAGAGGCAATCTATAGGTATGGCTAAATTATATCTCATTCTAATAGTTGTTGGCTTACTCTCAGGAGTAGGGTATGGTGGCTATAACTACTACCTTTGGTCAGAGGCAACTATTTCTACACTGAGAGAAAACAATACAAAGTTAAAACTAGCAGCAGAGACCTTGCAGGCTACAATTGAACAGATGGCTGCTGATCAGAAAAAGAATGAGCAACTAAATAAAGATTTAACGAAACGCTTACAAAAATCAGAGCAACACCTAGACAAACTAAGAGGTGTATTCTCCAAGATTGATTTGACTATGGAGGCATTGACTAATGCACAAGGACTTGAAGACAGAGTGGACAATGCGGTTAACAGACTCATTGGGAAGATCCAAGATGAAACTACCCCTCCTTCTGATGAGCCCACTACTACTGATGGGGTGTCTGGGCAATAGAGCTCCAGAAGCTGAAGTAGTACTTCAGACTGAATATCAGAAACAAAATATTCCTATCCAAGAACGACCAAAAGCTGTTGACTTCCCTCCAGTAGACTGGTATGTTGTAACTGAAGAGAATTTAGAAGAGAAGCTAGCTGAACTTGAACAGAAGACAGGCAACAAAGTATTCTTTGCTATAACACCTAAAGGTTATGAGAACCTTGCTATTGGCATTGCAGAGATGAGACGATATATAAAACAGTCTCAATCGATTATTGTATATTATGAGGAAGCCTTAACTGATGCACCCAAGCCAGAAGAAGACCCTAGTTAATGGTTGCTCTCACACCCGTGCTCTAGTCCCTGACAACATAGACGGACCAGGTTGGCCTGAAAAGCTTTCGCTTCTTTTAGATAAACCTATTCTCAATTTAGCTGAGGATGGTAAGGCTAACAATCAAATGATTGATGAGTGCATCCGTTATCTTGCATACAGAGACGATGTAGATCACATCATAATTCAACTTACCCAGTGGCAGAGAATAAATTTATTTCGACGTACACACTCTATGCAATGGGAATCAGGAGATCTATCTTCACAAATATTGAGACTTCAAGAAGATTGGCATCATGATGATTGCCAGTATGTAAAATTGCCTGGAGCTAGTCCTCTAGATTTACAAGTAACAAGAAATAGAGTCACCAGAAACGATCAGCAAACATATTTTATTGGAGATGCCACATTCGTGCATGAGCAGATTACTTGTGGTACATTAATGTGGGCATTGTGGAATCTGTGTGCAAGCCGAGATATCAAACTTACTGTGTTGACTTTCCATGCTCTTGGATCAAGACGAGCCGATCCAGTATGGGATTTACCAGAAGAATGTTTCTTGGTACGAAATAGAAAAACTGGGCTCTATAATCACCTACAATGGAAATTCAAGCGCCCAGACACCTTCCATTTCGAAGAGAAAGCACATGATTATTTAGCAGCAAATCTAGCTGCTAATTATAATAAAGGAACTCAGATGAATATTATTCAGAAAGATTATGATAAAGAATATGGTATCATTCCTCTTGATGATATTTTTGATTACAGTACTATCTGAGTCCAATTTCCAATAATCCTATATAAACCTACCAACAAAAACAATATCTATGGTCATCCGGACCAAAGAGCCATACATCTATAAGGAAAAGCAAAGATGCTAAAAGTAGTCCCCAACAACAGAGATTGGGACACACGGAACGTGATGTCTCAAACCAAATTTTATGAAGGTTATTCCAGATGGGATGATAATTTGGATAGGTACGAGACTTGGGAAGAGTCAGTATCACGTGTCATGAATATGCACAGGGACTACTACAAAGACAAAATGACGCCTGAACTTTCTCAGCTTATAGATGAGGCAGAGTCACTCTATAAACTCAAGTATGCACTTGGTGCTCAACGTGCGTTACAGTTTGGTGGAGATCAGCTGTTAAAACACATGATGAGAATGTACAATTGTACCTCCACGTATGCTGATCGCCCTCGCTTCTTTTCAGAGCTGTTCTACGTGCTTCTATGCGGTGCTGGAGCGGGTTTCTCAGTGCAGAAACATCACATCGCAAAGATGCCAAAGGTAACTGAGCGTAAGAAGCAAGCTAAAGGCTGGGTAGTAGAAGACTCTGTTGAAGGATGGGCAGATGCACTTGGTGCTCTGATGTCATCTTATTTTGAAACTGATCAGCAGTTCCCAGAGATGGCTGGTCGTAAGGTCTATTTTGACTTGAACTTTGTTCGTCCAAAGGGCGCAATGATCAATGGTGGATTCAAAGCTCCTGGCCCAGAACCACTTCGTCGTGCATTAGATAAAATTGAACATTTGTTGCAATCGGTTGTATTGTCTGGTAGAGATCATTTGAAACCAATCGAGGTTTATGATATTGCCATGCATGCCGCAGATGCAGTTTTAGCTGGAGGTGTTCGTCGATCCGCTACTATCTGTTTATTTTCACCCGACGACGAGGAAATGACAAATGCCAAAACAGGGAATTGGTTCATCGATAACCCTCAAAGGGGCCGAAGCAATAACTCAGCTGTCATCGTTAGATCCGAAGTATCTCGAGAAGATTTTAAGGCAATCATGGAGCCAATTAAACAATTCGGAGAACCAGGATTTTACTTTGTGGAGTCAAGAGAGCACACGACTAATCCCTGTGTTGAGATTGGCATGTATCCGCAAATTGATGGAAAGTCAGGATGGCAAGGATGCAACCTAACTGAAATCAATGGTGGTAAGTGTACCACACAAGAAGAGTTCTTCAAAGCATGTCGTGCTGGAGCTATTCTTGGTACACTGCAAGCAGGCTATACTAACTTTAAATATTTGGACGACACAAGTAAGGCTATCTTCGAAAGAGAAGCTCTGCTTGGTGTGTCCGTCACTGGATGGATGAATAACCCCGAGGTACTATTAGATGCTGATGTACAAAGACAAGGTGCGACTATTGTCAAATCTGTCAACGCTGAAGTCGCCGGACTTATTGGAATTAATGCTGCTGCCAGAACAACCTGTGTTAAGCCATCAGGTAATGCTTCAGTACTATTGGAAACTGCAAGTGGTATTCATGCTGAGCACAGCGCTCGGTATTTGCGTCATATCCAACTAAACAAGGAGACGGAAGTTGCCCAACTTATCGCTAAAACAAATCCCTACATGGTTGAAGAATCTGTATGGTCTGCTAACGGGACCGATTATTGCATTGGTTTCCCGATTATATCACCTGATGGTTCGTTGTATCGTGAAGATCTATACGCTACTAACCTTCTGGAAAAAGTAAGACTGGTTCAACAGAACTGGGTAGAAGCTGGTACCAATGAAGAACTATGTGCCGATCCAACAGTAAGACATAACGTGTCAAACACAGTTACAGTAATGCCACATCAGTGGTCAGAGGTAGAAGATTATGTCTTTGACAATCGGTTTAGTTTTTCTGGCATCAGCTTCTTGGCTGGTTCTGGTGATAAAGATTACGCACAAGCACCAATGACAGAAGTTCTAACAGAACAGCAGATTGTAGACAAGTATGGCAAGGCTGCACTGTTTGCTTCTGGTCTAATTGTTGATACTCGTAAGTCTGGTTTCCGTGATCTATGGGAAGCAACAATGTATGCAACTATGGATCCACAGTATCGTGGTGAGGTCTCTGATCTTAATGCTGAGTGGATTCGTCGTTTCAACAAGTTTGCTAATAACTACTTTATGGACGATACGGTAGAATGTTCTAACTGTCTGAAGGATGTGTTTCTGTTACACAAATGGGAGAAGATCCAACAGAACATTGCACCAATTGACTT